CTGATCCCCATGCCGCCACCGCCACCGCCTCCTGCGTAGGTCGGAGTAGTCGCTGTTATGCCGTAACCTGTGGCTCCCGCGCCACCAGCGGTCGCCGCAGTCCCTGAAGCGTTCGTACCAGCAGCCCCCTTGCCACCACCACCCGCCGAGAGATAAACCGATCCGCTCTGGTACCCATCACCGCCGTCGTTGCCCTGTCCCGCCACGGCAGAGGAACCACCAGTCAGGGTGCCTGTCGATCCACCGCCGCCACCAGAACCGCCGTCGGCTGCCACAATACCGCCACCTCCACCGCCACCGCCACCGTCAGAAGCAGTTACCCCCAAAGCAGAACTGTCGCCACCACTTCCACCCACCCCGTTGGAACCGGGGACAGCGCCACCAGTTCCAACGGTGATCGTGTAAGTGCCCGCAGAAACGGCAACGCCTGTGCCAGTTGTGACGCCGCCCGCGCCGCCCCCGCCTCCGAGATTCTTCCCACCAGAACCGCCGCCTGCGACGATCAGATAATCCACATCAGCCGCACCGCTGGACACAAGGAACTTGCCTGAACCACGGAACGTATGAACACGGTACGTCGTACCGCCAGTCTCATACTGGGTGATGATTCCACCAAACGCCGTCAACGGAGCGCCCGATCCGGCTGCTGCGAGCAACCCTGCTTTCGATGCCCCCAACGGCATTACTTCATGTCCGCCCCGGCCAAAAAGCCGTACCAGCGTGTACCCGCATCAATAGTTACAAACGTGAGAATGTCAACACCGGACGTGGTTAGCGTTGGTGCAGTGCCACCGGCCCAATCGACGGCGGCAGGCCAGTTCACGGTTTGAGAAGCGCCATTCGTGAGAATAAGCGTCCACGAAAACGAAGTGCCGGAACCAGCCGGGTTACTGAACACAAACGTAGTGGTTGAAGTGGCTACCGTAGCCGTAGCCACGTTGCCGTTCTCCAAGTCAATCGTCTGCGTACCGCCAGAGGTGGCGTGTGTGTTGACTACCTCGCCGTAGTCCTTGAAGTTGCCGCGAGACACCGTTTGATCTGAAAACAGCGTCGTCTGGGCTACCGTCAAGGCCCCATCAACTGTTACAGTGCTTCCCGACTGGCCGATATTCGGGGCACCATTAGCCCACGTAGTAATATCGGTAAAGTTTGCATTCATCTGGGACGCAACAATTGCCGTGCCCGCAGAGAACGAATTAGTAACCGCTAGGTCGGCCATTTATCTTATCCTCCGTGTCCTGTACATGCATACCGCGCTTGTCAATCCCCATTTTCCACGGGCACTGGGAGTCGGGGTAACACTAAACCTCAAACTAATAGCCTTTGCTGTCCCAGCCGTGGGCCACCTGAAGAACTTGTAGACGTTCGTTCCAGCAGCCGCAACCCATTCCGAAGTGTCCCAAACGCCGTTTCCGTCCCCCGATGGTGACGAATCCCACGTCGCCGTAGAAGCACTACCAGTAATGGTCTTGCTCAACGACACCGTTTCGGAAGCCAAATCGTAATCTTTGTATATGCTCATAACAACACTCATCGTGTTGTCGGCCAACATTACGGTGCGGGTCTTGCCCCACCTTTTCGCAAACGTGGGCCTATTGCCGGAAAACCATCCGGTCTGGTAGTGCGAATAGATCTCAACCGCAGCATCGGACGGATCATACAAATCCTCATCCGTGTTCTGATTGACCTTCGCTACCCGCGTAAACGCCGCCGTACCGTCCCACTCGGAAGTAACAGCCAAACCGACATGATCGGCCCCAGTCGGCCTGTACGCCCACAACCAGCGGGCATTCACGTCATAACGGGTCCACGCCCCGGCAGGACCCAACGAGGGGTCCCAGACAAACGTGTTGCGTCGGTTCGTCTGAGTCGCACCGGCAGCACTCTCACCCGACGTGTAATCGACAGAAACCCAAAGCCGTTCATCAAACCACATCAACGACGGGGCAGTCGAAAAACTGATAGACGTATCATCAATCTTCGGCTTGATCCGTTCAAACGCCCACGCCAAATCGTCATACGTCAACAGGTACACGCCGTCTTCCGCGTACCAGAAAAACACCCCGGCAGTCGTAGCCACCGGCTGGCTACCATCCCGACACCCCGCCACACGCGTAATGTTGCGCACCTCAAACGAATCCCTGCTGAACCCGTAGATCGCATACACGCTGTTCTGCTTGAACACCAGCAACCGGTCCCCATCGGGGATGATCGCCGTAATGTAGTCGCCGTCCTCACCAACATCAATGTCGATGTAGTCGGTCGCTGTCCAATTCTCGGCATCGTTCACCTTGGAGAATCGAACCCGGTTCCCATAGTAGGTGCCTGACTCCAACGTGTACGCAACCCACACGAACTGTGCCCACGTCGTCACGTAGCGGGCGCACGGAAAATGGCCGTCCGAAGCATCAATGTCAGGTGTCAACCGGTCGGCGTTACCTGTTCCGGACCACTTCACCGCCGCATAGGAAGTATCGAACAACGCCGCATTGACAATATACGTGTAGTCGTTGAATGTCACCGCACGGGGTGGAACAGCCCCCGTCATCGTGATGTTTCCGGCAGACGAAGCGATCTGCGTGAAGTTACCGGTAGTGGCATACCACAAAGTGGAGTTGCTGCTGGCCGTGACAGACGCCATGATTTGGTTATACGAAGCAGAAGAATGGGCGAACAGGCTGCGTACATCCCCGGTGAGGGCGGTAGAGTTTATGGCAGTGACACCGTTGCGGCGCGAAACGCCGCCGCGAGGGTCAACGTCCACGTTCAACAGGTCGGGAGATTCGTTCTCCGCAAGGTTGAACTGGTCGGCACGCACGTTCAAACCGCCCGTAAAGTCGGCCTGCTCCTGATACCGGTATGGTTCTTCGTAGCGGCTACCACCAGCGTTGGTTGGTACCCGGATCGCCAATGACACCGGCTACTCCCACGAATAGCGTAGACGGTCAGGCATGATCGACTGTGACCGCCAGCGCGAAGCGTTCCGCGAGTTCAACCTCAACGGCTGCGGGGCGGGAGTGTCTTCAAATCGTGCCCGAAGATTGTCTAGTTCACCCTGAAACAAGGCGAAATACTGGTTCGCCATCCCGGCGTCTTCCTGCTGCTGGTAGGAACGGTAGATCCCGTACAGTGACAGCACGTTGTCGAAGGGGTCGGGCCAATCCGGGGTATCGGTATCGCCGACCCCCGTCCGATACACGGCGTTTGCCCCCCCGAACTCTATGGCGTTCCGGTATCCGCGCACGTAGATGGTGTGGACGGAACTAGGCGTCGGATACAGGCGAATGTTCAGTGTGCCGCCTTGACCACCCCACATGGCCCAGTACCAAGGATTTCCGACGGTGTTGGAATTCAGAGGGTAAATGATATCGGCGTCGTCGTACCCCAAAAATTCAAGCACATGGTTGTCGGTTTTCATTGCGGCAACTTCCCGCAAACCGGGTGACTTGGGGGCTGATGCCCCCGAAAACTCTACACCGTCATGGGTGAGTTTGACCCCCGTGGAACTATTGCCGCCAATATCGGCCAGCGTATAGTCTTTCTGGCTTGCGACCGTATCGAAAGTTACAGCCACCTCGTAGAACGGCCAACGCTTTTCCGAATAGACGACGGCATCGTACCCCTCCCGAAGAAACACGTTCATCGTGTTATCGGTAATGTCGGTAGAGTCGATATCGACCACGTTGCGCACGTAGTCTCGCATGGCGCTGAGTTGCAACGTGATCCCCTAGTCTTCTACTGGTTCAGAATCTGATTCCTCAGGTGGCGTGTCGGTTGGTGTTGCCACGGGGGCACTGTGGGTGGGGGTGGGGTTTACGCGATGGATACGTCGATCACGCCCAACGGCGTGATGCTCGGGTTTGAGCGTCTTATAGTTACCCGCCGGTTCATTGGCGGGGCGCTTCCCCTGTTTGTATGCGTATGCGAAACCCCGTGCCATAGTGCCTCCCGTGGCAACGAACCGTTAACTATGCAGGCGTGATGCCGTACATGAACCCTTGACGGGCGCGGTTGCTCGTAGTCAACTCGCCGTAGCAGAGCAACTGTGAGAACACCGCATCCTGATTGGTTGGACGCACGAACGGCGTTGGCTTGAACCAAACGTCGCTATGGGCAACCAACTGGAGGTACTTGGTGTTAAGGAAGTAAAACTTGCCTTCACCAGCCAAGGTACCATCAAAGGTAACCGGGCAGCCCTTGAACAAAAGGTTCTGGAAGCCACCGTCGGCCATATCGGTATCCGTGTAACGGATCTGGTCATCCAGCAGCGCCTCGTAGGCTTCATACTGGTTCTGACCTGTAATGGCAATGGTCGGCTGGTCGTTGCCAACCGAGCAGTTGTTGTACAAGGTCGCCATAGAGGCGATGTCGATTGCGGCAGAACCCTGATTGGTTACCGCCGACCTCCACCACGAGTTGTCACCATCGGTGGCATCAATGCCGCCGGGGGAACCCGTGGAACCAACTAGGGCGCTTAGCCCCAACCAGTCCTTGCCACCGTTGCCGGTGCCGTTGCCGAAGAACATGGTGTTCATGTTCTCAATGATTGTTTCCTGCGTCTGGAAAATCTTGCCTTCCAGAAGATCAATGATCTGAGCCTCGCCGTTGTTCTGCGCTTCCTCAATACCGTTGATCGTCACAGTAGCCGCATACTGCTTCCACGAATACTCAGCAGCCGAAATGCCGGTCTGAGCCGTCGTAAGAATCGTGTCCGTACCGGAGTACGAACCTGCGGTTGAATTGGTGCCGTAAATAACCGGCACGACGATGCTCTGTCCACCCGACACACGCCGAATAGTCTGACCATTCGTCAACGCATAGAACAATGGTCGTGCGCTGAAAATGTTGTCAGTCAGTTTCGGGATGTAGTTTTTAAGGGTGGTTGACAGAATCTCGTCAAAGTTGCTGTTGCCAGCCGCCATAACCTGTCACCTCACTCTGTGATTATGAAGACAGTTCCCTCTTGGCACTTTCAAAAGCCTCACGAATACTGAGCGGCTTTTCAACTGCCTTCCTCGTAGAACCCGCCTGCTTGGAACCCGAAGGTTCCACTACGCTGGCGTCACGCTTGGCCTCCAAACGATTCTGTTCCTGCTCCAACTTGTCTGCTTTAGACGCAACGTCGTTGTACCGCATGTGTGTGATAGCGGCCTCTAGGTTGCCTATCTTGTTTCGCAGAGCGTGCTGAAACAGTTCCTTCTCGTCGAAGTCCCCGTACTTGTTCTTGAGGTTGGTTACCTGCTTCTCCAATGCTTGCTTTTTGTGCAAACGGTCGTAGCCCTTGACGCGGCCCTCTAGTTCGGTGAGCCGCTTGGTTGTTTCACTATCCTCCGTATCCCACATCGAACCCGATACTTCCGGGTTCTCGCCGGGGGTGGCGGATATTCCAAACGCATCACCAAGAGCCTTCAGCGTCCCCTCTGGATCTGACTCCAAAGACGACACTATCGCCTCGGCCTGTTCTAACCGTTGCCTTTCGGAAGCCAACTCCTGCGTCTTACGGGTGTAATCCGACTGTCGCTGGTATCCGTCCCGAAGTTCGTTTAGACTGACCTGCTGCTCCGCTCCGTCCACCTTCACGGTGTACGCTT